GCAGTCCCCCTTTTTTTTCGCGCCGGGTGCTGTCGAGGTCGGTTACATCGCGTTGCGGGCGGGTTTCGTTCGGGCCACCAATCTTGACGCGCTCCAAGATCAACGCGCGATTGTTCGGACTGCCGAGGTCTTCGATGTAAAGTTTTGTTCCCTGCGTATCCAGCGCTTGAGTGCTCATGCGGGATGCTCCTGTATGTTATTGATTTCAAGGGTACTACCGGTGAAATAACGCTAACGGACGGCAGATCAGGTGAGGGCGCTACGGACTACGGTGCTGCGCAAGATTTATTCATTGTGCCAGCAGCTCAATTCGACCATACGGCGGTAGCGTTTGGTATTTTCTTCAAACTGTATCTCCGCTGGATAGCGAATAATAACCGTCCTGAAATTATTTGCAACTACGTTCGCGCGGTCGCGTACCAGGCGCGCCATGACCATGGCGGATTCATAGCTTCGCGCCCAGCAATCGACCTGCACATGGTAGTTGGTCAGGTTGGACGTAAATCCATCCAGACTATTGCGCGGCTCGCCATCGACTACGGTGTAGGTGATGGCGGGCACGTTGCCGCTCTGCGGGATCACCAGCGGAAAGATACGCGGCCCGACTAACATCAACAAACCGGCGTCGGCCTGCAAATGCGCTTTAAAATCGTCTTCGAAGTTCGCCATGATCACGCCGCCTTTTTGAATGCATCACCGAACTGTTTCGCGATTTCGATTTGCAGGTATTTCCGTGTGAGATCAATCGCGTTTTGCGCCTGGGCGTTAAACGCCGGGCGCATGAACGGCCGCGCCGCAAAACGCGAGGTGCCGAACTCGATCCACCACCAGTATCCTGGCGACGTGCCCGGCGAGTTAAAGCCTATCGGCGCCCGGCCCCGCCGCGAGCCGTGACTTAGGCGTGTCCAACCGCGATTGCGCACGCGCACGATTACCGACGGTATCCCGCCGGCGAGCGGATGACTGGCGGAGATTTTATAGGCCACGATGTTGTTGCGGGTGAGCGATAACGAACCCTTTATGGCGCGCTGTATTTTTTGTTGTTTGCGTTTGTCCGTGGTGCGAGAAATTTGCTGTGTCAACGCCGCCGCAAGTCCAGTAAATCCTCTCGGGTCGGTGCGCATGGCACGGCGTTTGGCGTCATCGCGGATAAGATTCGCGCCGGCCTGCAATCCGCGTAACACAATACCGCCCGTTTTTACGTCAAATTGTTCGCGCAATACCGCAAGCTGGCGCTCGATCTCGGCGAATCCCGCGGTGTCGATGGTGATTGCTACGGACATTCGTCAGTCAAAAACAAGAGAGTCTTCGCCTTAATTGGCACACGCTCGATAAGCGTCAGATGACGCTTTCTTCTTTTGATAACTGTAATTTCGGGCGTTAAAACGGTTATAGTTTTTCCTGCATCCAGCAATATTTCACTGGCCAGTTTGCCAAGACGTGATTTGCCATTTTGACGGCCCCTCCTTATCAACGTCGTCCGTACGAAATCGCGCTGCCATGGCAACAGCAAGACACCGCACGCCTCTGCGAATTCCTCAAAGCTCAAACGTTTATTATCCATCCGTCGCCCCCTCCGAACAGAAGAACAACACCTCACGATTTGCCGCGCCCACATCCAGCGGCTGCGTCAGATCGTAGATTTTACCCTGATGCACGATGCGCATGCCCGCGTGCAGATTGGGGCGCCAGCGCATGCGTATCTTGACTTTCGCTTCCGACTGGACGCCACCATCGAGGAATTCACGTCCAAGTATCGGATCAATCGCCGCCCAGATTCTCGCCACCTCCACCCAATCATCATGCGGCTCTCCGCTGTCGAACTGCTGCGGGCTGGCCGCGACACGATCTTGCAGCGAGACATAACAATTAAGTGCGCCGGCGCGGATACCCATCACGCACCCCAGCTCAAGCAGTAGTCGCCGCCCATCTCAAAGCGCAGGGTCGCGCCCAGCGATTGCAGGTAGTCGACCGCACCGGTGCGCGGCAAACCGAACTTTTCTGCGCGACCGGGTTTTTGTTCGACCAGCACGCAGGGATGATTTTCTTTCAAAACGGTTTCGCCACCACGCAACGCGAAAAGTTCATAGCCTTCGCAATCCAGTTTAATGAAATCGATTGGATAATCCAAATCGTAACTATCCAAAGTGCGCAACGGAATATCGCCGTCGCCATTGACCCATGAATCACCGCTACTGGTGTCGGCCGTGTGGATGCTCACCGAGCCGGACGTTTCGCCCAGCGCGACAGCTTGCAGCACATGGTGCGCAACGCCTTCACCCGTGGGCACGTTCAGCGCGAAGCATTCGCGATGCAACTCCACCGGTTCAAACGCAAAAACGTAACCGAAGTCCCGCACTAAATGCATAGACCACAGGCCGCAGTGCGCGCCGACGTCGATGGCACCGCGAAACTGTTTAACCCATTTCAGCGCGGCTTGATACTTGTGATACTGATAGGTCAACTTGCCGTTGACGACCTCGTTGCGTTTGCGCATCCACTCGGTGAGATGGGTTTCATGTGCCGGGAGGTGGACGCCGCCGAATTGCTGGATTTTATCGTTCATGATTTCCTTTATGCGGCGATTGCTGGTTGCTCGGCGAGCAGTGATTGCAGCGATTTCAATACCCGTTCCGGCGTGATCTGCGCCATTGCCTTGACGCAGTGATCGCAACGCTTGCGATTACCGCAAGCCTCGCCACCAGAGAAAAGATTGATGTGCGAAGAATACCCGGTGATGTCCGGCGCGATGTAACCGCCGAAGATGACCACGGCTGGTATACCAAGCGCGGCGGCGGCGTGATGGATCGCCCCCTCGGTCGTGACCACCGCGCGGGCGCTCGCGATGAGCGCAAACGCCTGGCGTATGGTTTTGGTTTCAACATAGTCTGCCCCCATGACGGTGGATCGGCGCCGGTCATCCGCGCCGATCTGCGTTAAACGTATGCCCGCGGCCTGCGCGAGATACACGAGTTTTGACCAACGCACCCATCCCCAATCTTTGTTAGGCGATGCCTTGGGTTTGATGTGCGGCTCGATGATCACGCGCTCGGCGTAGGGCTTGGCCCATTCGCGTTCCTCGGGCTTAAGGTAGATATCGCCCGGCTCGATGTCCCAACGCTGCCAGGTCCAGCGCTCCGATGTTTTGGCGGCGATGTAGGGGCGCACGCCCGGCCCGTTGGCCAGCATCTGAAAATCACCCACCTCGATCGGATCGGCGATGTGCGGGTTGCCCCACCATGCCTCGTGCCAGCGCGGATTGCCGTAGCGATCGAGGATGCGCACGCGGCGCGGATCGGTGGCGCGCAGTTGCCGCGCCTGCGCGGTGGCCATGATTTCGTCGCCGATGCCCATCACGCCATGTGCCTGTAAAAATGCACGCGCTCATTCATTGGACCGAATCGCACATCGGCCAATTGCCAGCCCGCGCCTTGAAGGTCGGCAGGGATATCACACGTTGCAACGCCGTTATGTTTGGATCGCACGACGCCCTTGGAATTCAGCGGCAGTCGCACTATCAGAATCTGGCGTGCGGTATCCGCGATCAAGCGTGTCAGCGCGGCGGGTTGGGGCATTTTGTGGATGATCGCCAGCGCCAGCACGACATCATATTGCGGCAATGTGCCGTCGGGCAGGCCATGTTCGAGGTTGTGGTAAAACCAGTTAAGCGTCGCCCCCTCCGGCAGCTTGAGTTTGCGCGCGCGGTCGATGAATTCGATCTTGTAATCAATCGCATCAACCCGCGCCGCGCCCATGCGCGCGCACTCCAGCGCGATCAAGCCCTCTGCGCAACCGAGATCAAGCACGGTGCGCCCGCGCACCAGCTCTGCCAGCCCATCAAGACCGGTCATCTGCTCCGCCAGCGTGCGGTCGCCCTCCTGCACGCCGGGAATGTCAAACCAGCCGCGCTGCATAGGCGCGCCGCTCATGTAGCCCCCGCAAAAAACTGCGGCACTGGCCGGCATGCTTCGGCGAATTCGCGGCGCCAGTCGTTGGCGTGGTCGCCGCGTGAGTAATCCGGAAAACACGGCGTGCCGAGGGTGTAGTGCAGTATCTTGGCGGTGGGGCGCGGCGGGAATTCACCTACTAAATGATTCCACTCCGCAGGTAAATTGAGGATGGCGGCATCCGGGCACCACTGAAAGCGGTGCAGGTATTGGCCGGTGGATTTTTTGATCAACTCGGGCGTGAGTGATTGCGAAAACTTGTTTTCGCAGTTGAAAATCATCACGCTCGACCAATTCTTGCGCGGGTAATTTTCGTTTTTGTTGCCGAGGTATTTTACTTTCGCCTTCGTTTGGTAATCGTGCTGAACGCACGCCACTGCGCATTGCAGTATTGGTCGCATGGCCCAGAGTTCTGCGATATCGGCATTACAGATCATGTCGCCGTCAAAAAACATGGCGTGCCCGCGATAATTCATCAGGTGCGGCACGAGAAAGCGCTGGTAGCTGAACGTGTTCGACGCGTCCATCTGCGCAATGCCGCACAGACCCGGTGTCAGCGGGGTGAAGCTCACCGGTTTACTCGCGCGCCGCAGGACGGAATCGCAGAACGTGTGGTAGGCGCTGCCCTCGCGCGGATCGTAGCCGACGAAGATGTTGATCATTGCATCACCTCGCGCCATGCCGCGCCGGATTTCATTTCCGCGAGCGTCCATTGATTCGCTGCCAGATTCCATGCCCACTGCTCTCTGTCAAATCGCCGAGGGCATTCTATGTTGACAATATTAGGGTCCCCCATGGCATACGCCGCGCACGGCTCAGTGCAAAACACCGGCACGCCAAACAGCAGCGCTTCCACCGCGGCGTTGCTTGAATGAGTGACCAGCGCATGGCAGGTGCGCAGCGCATCCCACAGGGTGCAGCCGCCAGCGACGCGTTTCTCGCGAATACGGATGGGCCGGTCGGTGTGTTTTTTTAGTGTGGCGAGGGTGTTACCGAGCCATGCCACTGCGTCAAAGCCATACCATTCGCCATAGTCCACGCTGGGCGGACATATCATGATTTCGCTGCCGCCGCTGCGCCAGGCGTGCAGGCGCTTGCCGAGCATTTCAAAACGGTGCGGATCGGCACCACCGGCGCCGTTGTGCTGCAAGGCATTGTGCGTCGCGCGGTAGTAGCCACTGTAGTCTTTTCGACTATGGGCGGACGGACGGAAATAACCGTTGTCGACGTAGACAAAATTGCGTTTTTCGGCGCGCACTCGGTCGAATAGCGGCCGCAAGCCGCGCAGGCAGCCATACGTGACCATGCCGCCATCCGCCAGATCGCACGGGGTTTGGTGCAAGGGCAAGCCGCTGCCCGCGGCGAGCGCTCCCATGACGGTTACGGAGTGCACGTGTCCAGAGGTGTATAGATTCCACATAATAGTTTGAACGGTTCGCCTGTCAGAATTTCATCAATCGTCCACTGCGCCCAGGCCATGCGGCGCAGTGCCTCCATGCGTTCGCCGGCGCCGATCCAGTGCGGCGCTGAATGCGCGACATGGACGCCCTCGACCATGGCGTGTAGACCAGCCGATGACGCCCATATCGACGCGTACGAGATGGCGGCCAGATCAACCATCAACGGCAATGCCGGCGCATCGTTGCCGGGATGATCACGCACCCGAACGTGCCACCCAGCGGCGCGCAGTTTTGCGGCGGTTGCATCCACCCACCCGGCAGGCTGAATCATGTCGGGCCGGCCGAATGCGCGCGAAGGCAGAATCATCGCGTGGCGGTTATCCACGTTGCGCCACGGCTTGATTTCGACATTGAGCGCGTTCCAGCGCTCGAACCCGCCGCCCACCCACACACCGGAACCGTTGTGTCCGCCCAGGGCCAACGCGAAGTAATGGCCACCCTCGCCGCCTGCCGGATAGACATCCCATTTCGGCGTGGAGCCGCCGCGGCCCATGTAGCCGTTTTCCGCGACCAAAACGATGCCGCCCGCCGCCT